CGCAAGCCAATGACTGATGAACAGAAGGCAGCCGCGGCAGAACGCTTGGCCAAAGCCCGTGAGAAGCGGCAGAAGGCTAACCCACCCAAGTATACTAACGTGCATCCGTCTGTGCTTGCGAAGCCTGATGATGACACGTTTTCACGAGTCAGTGTGATGGCGTGGATCAAGTATCAGAAGGAGTTGCTTTCTGAAGCTAGACGGCAAGACCGACTAAAGGTCAAAGGGGCTGCCATGCGAGTGGCGGACCATGTCGCCTATATTCGACACTGTGAGTGGTATCTAAAGAGTGGTGATTGGATTGACAATCGCTTTGGTAAAGATGCTGACAAAGTAATGAAATGGCAAACTGTTGTACCATCTGTAACAACTAAATATAGTTGAAGAGGAGTTGCAAATGAGTACTGTAATCAAGTTTCCTAAACACAATCCACGCATCACTCCAGATCAATCTCTGGAGCAGGTGCAAGAAAAGATCGCCCAAGCAAAAGAGAAGTACATCAATGCTCTGGTTGATCATCATTCTAGTAATTTACTGGCGGGCATTGCTTTGTCTGGTTTAGAGATTGATACTGATGAGTTTATGAAAGACTTTGCATTTACTGTAGAAACGATTCGCTCTACAATGTATCGAAGCATGGGCATGGTTCATCCTCTACAAGAATCTATTGATGAAGTGATTGATGTAGTAGATAAAGAAGATGATGAAGATTTTCTAGACGGTGAATCAATGATCATGTGGGATGATGATGATGAGGATTGAATGAGTGACGAAAAGCGAATCATTCTTATAAGTGATTTTATTGAACAGAAACTACGCAAGGAACAAGAGTTAGAATATTATCTAAATGAACTTGCTGAGTTACAGGTAAAGATTGGTCACTTGAAGCGTGAGGTTGATTTAACTAATACAATTATTGATATGATTAAAGCAGAGAAGGTTCAGATGATTAAAGCGAACCACAATCTGATTGGAAGTGACGATGAACAAGATAGTGAAATGTGATAAAACTGACAGTCTTGGACGTGAGTGTGGAACCCATAGATATGGCAAGTGTAATGACGAACCATGTAATCATCTTGCAATTCGTTATATCTATGACAATAGCATAAGTGAGGAAACACAGCGATGGCTAGATACACACAACGGGAATGGGATAGAGTAGTAGGTTATGGCACTGTGCCTGAGGAGTATAAAATGCATAAAAGCAGTGAAGATTGGATGATTGAACGGACTTTGGAAAACGAACTGAGTCGCATGGAAGTATTACAGAATGGCCAATATACAGACCAAGATGTAATGGTCCGCCAATGGCTACAGAAACGAATTGATGACTTGACACAAGAGGAATAGTATGATATGCTAGTCTTCTAAATGAGACACTTGTGAGTAAGAAAAATGATACTCTTAGATTTGAATCAGGTGATGATTGCAAACCTGATGATGCAGATTAGAAATAGTAGTGAAGTAGAAGAAGATATGTTACGGCATATGATACTAAACTCTCTAAGGCTGTATCGAACTAAATTTGCAAAGGACTATGGTGATTTTGTTATCTGTTGTGATGACAAGAATTACTGGCGCAAACAAATCTTTCCATATTACAAAGCACACAGAAGGGCGGACCGTGAAAAGTCACCGCTCGACTGGAATAACATCTTCACTATTCTGAACAAGATTCGGGATGAATTGAAAGAGACTTTTCCATGGCGTGTGCTTCAGATAGAGACAGCGGAGGCGGATGATATCATCGGCACTCTGTGTCATCGTTTTGGTAAGATACTGAAAGCAGATGGTGTTGAGAACATTCTCATTCTGTCTGGTGATAAGGACTTTGGTCAACTACAGAAGTATGCTAACGTAGAGCAATTCTCTCCAGTGACAAAGAAGTGGATTCGTATCAACAACCCAGAAGCATTTTTGCGTGAGCATATTATGAAGGGTGATCGTGGTGATGGTATTCCAAACTTCTTGTCTGGTGATAATTGTATCGTTGCTGGTCAGCGACAGAAGCCTTTAATGTCGAAGAAACTCGACACATGGATCAGTCTTGACCCTTTAGACTTTTGTAACGACATGATGCTGAGAAACTACAAACGTAACGAAGCATTGGTCAATCTAGATATGATTCCAAGTGAGATACAGGAGCAGATAAATAATCAGTATGACAACTATCAGATACCCGATAGAAAAGGTCTACTGAACTATTTTATCAAGAAACGCTTGAAACATCTTATGGAACATATTGGAGAATTTTAATGAAGAAGACCTTCCATGAAATCTTTACTGAGGTAGAGAAGAAGAGAACGAAGAACGAAAAGATTGAAGTACTAAAGGCTAATAGTAGTGCCGCAATGAAAGCAATCTTGGGTTACACATATGACCCTAACGTGAAGTGGCTACTGCCAGACGGCGTTCCCCCTTACAAGCCCGTAGCAGAGGGTATAGAAGCAGATGGCCGTTTGTATAGTGAGACTAAAAAATTATATCTGTTTGTAGATGGGCCTTCTGATACACAGAGAAATTTGAAACAGGCTCGCAGAGAACAACTCTTTATTGAATTGCTTGAAACTGTTGATCCCGGAGATGCGAAAGTATTGATTGGTATGAAAGACGGAAAGCTACCTTACAGAGGCATGACTCGTAAACTTGTTGCAGATGCATTTCCAAACATCGCAAAGAACTGGTGAAAGAAAGATAGATCACTATTATGTCTAAGTATAATAAGTCTCCTCAAACAGAAGAGGAAAAAGGTTTTAAGCGTATTAAAGAGCAGAGGAAGCCGATCAAAAACTTCAAGACACACTTGAAAGACCTAGCTACAGCATATCTAGATGACGAGGATTACGACTTTGAAGACGGCGTTTATTATAGGAAACGGGATAAGTAGAAAGCCTGTTGATTTACACAAACTTGTTGGTAAGGGCACCATCATTGGATGTAACGCCCTCTACCGTGAGTTCGATAAGTACGACTATTTGGTATCCATTGATAAGACATTTCAGACAATCATTGAGGCTAATGATGAAGTGTTTGGTAAGGATGACAGAATTATATTTCCACCACCTGATGAGTGTTGGGAAGACCTTGAGTACAGCCCGAATCGTAGACGAAGCAATGCTGGTATGAATGCAATGCTTGAGGCGATTCGCAGAGACCATGATAAACTATATTGCTTAGGCTTTGATTTTCTTTTACAGGACAATGACTTATCTGAAGACAATATGTTTAAGAATCAGATGGGTTACGGACCAGAGACTCATGCGAATCACTTAGATAATAAGTACAGAATTGCTTATCTGGAATGGTTTATGCGAAAACATTCTAATATAAAATTCGTTTTTGTTCTACCAGATAATCAACCTTTTCAACCACTTATGGCTTCAAACGTATCTGGTCAATATATTTCAAAATTTATTGAAAAAAACTGTTGACATATCTCTCTCCATTTGCTATAAAGTATATGTAAGTTAGTTAGTGATTCGCAAAGAGAGAGATACCCATGACAAAAGAAACGATTTTCCTTGATGCCCAAAACGGTGCTGTTGCTGTCTACAAAGGTGTAGCAAATCTTGTCGGTCTTGCCAAGAACGGTAAGACACTAAAGTATATCTTTGACACTCACAACATTGACTACATGAATGACACTGTGTACTTTCAGAGCGGTATGGACTTTGCTGATGAAAACGGCTTTGCTACCGCTGACGGTGCTAATCAGATTGTAAATGAAATGATCAACGAACTGGAGATTGCATAATGAAACCAATGACAGTTGAACAAGTTAAACTTCAGGCTCACATTGCCGCTCAGAATGAAGTCTCTCGCAAAGAGATGATTGATAATCCAAATCTCTGGATTGGTATTACGGTAGAAGATCCAGAGCATTGGGCTCAATATGATATCTACACAGTAGAACAGTATGAGTTCTATATGGAATACGAGGGCTGTTTAGATTGGCTTGCATCTCATACTAACAAAGGTTATGCTAGATATGCGTTACAGGATTGTAAGACTGTCGCAGATATTGAAGCAGTATTTGAAAAACATAATTTTGATTGAGAGGATCCAAAAATGATGTATAAAGCATTCACAGATTTCACTCCTATTGTTGACTACATGGGTTACACATTAGGTGAGTTTACACATGATGATTCTGATGGTTTTCAGAAGAATGATTACGATGTCTATGAGTTGGCATGTATCAAAGAATATGATGATGGTATTGTCAATGAAATGTATGATCGAATCAAGTCTCTGAAAATTAGTCCTTATGAGAAAAGTCAAGTCACTGTTGAAATAAAATTCAAAGAAGCAGTTGACAACCTACTTAATCTAAATCACGGATTGGAAAAATCTCTATGATAGAATTAATCTTCTTAACTTTTATAGGAGTGTGTGCTTATACCTCTTATAAATTTGGCTTCAATGATGGAGTGCTTACTGGTGTTGATGGCACTATAAAACACTTTGCAAGAAATGGTCTATATTTAAGTGATGAAATGAAAAAAGTACTTGACGAAATGGAAGAATAGTGCTATAAGTTTTTGGAGAGTTAAATGACAGACAGTAAAATACTAAGTGTATTGAGAAGATATGAACATTGGACTACCACACAGCCTTGGAAAGATATTGCTGATAGATTTGAAGAATTGATTGAAAAAGAAAAATCTAATGAGGGTGCGAATAAGTCCTTATCAGAAGAACCGAGCTAAAAAATTCAAATAGAGGAGTGAAAAAATTATGCGTAAACTTGGTGGACTAAGCGATATTATGATTGAAGCCCAAGAATATGTTTATGAGATGATGGGTGAAGATGGATATCTGACAGTGAACAAGGAAGAATTGCGGGCTATGGCCGAATATGAGTATGATACATTCTTTGCTGGTGCTGTTATTGGTGCATATGAAGCAATGATGGAGGACTGGTAAAATGATTGCTGAAGGACCGTTCAAAGATGGTATTGAAAACAGCCCACATGATCTTAGGCATGAGGAATATCGCCGCACAGTCAGGCGGGAAGATGGTTCATACTGGGAAGAAATCTTTACTCGCCAGTGGTGGGAAAATGGTGACTACCTTGATAACTCTTCAATAAGAGCAATTACTCTGCCTGATGATTCTGGTGATGGACAGGTGATTCTGGTGATGAGGTAATGAACAATGAATATATTTTATTTGCATGAAGATGCCCGAACAGCGGCGCAGATGCACAATGATAAACATTGTGTTAAGATGATTGTTGAGTATGCTCAACTTCTATCAACAGCGCATCGTGTTCTTGATGGTGAAGAATACTATGATCGCACTGTAAATAACAGACGCATCAAACGATGGCGTATGGATGATCAGATCATGGAGAATGGTTTGATGAAAGCATCTCATGTAAATCATCCATCTAACAAGTGGTTGCGTAAGTCAGTGGGCAACTACGAGTGGCTATTTAATCTGTGGATAGAACTGCTTGGTGAGTATACACATCGCTATCGTAAGATTCACAAATGTTTTGAGAGATATGATTATCTAAAGAACCCACCACAAAACATTCCAGATAAACCATTTACCTTTTCTTTTGATGATCTAGCAATGCCCGATGATGTTAAGCATAGTGATCCAATTCAAGCGTATCGTGACTACTATGTTCAGTACAAAGAACGCATGGCTAAATGGACAGATCGTTCAGTCCCAGACTGGTACAACACCATTACAGTATAAATAACTGTAATTGGTCAGGAGAATATAATGCCAACATATGATTTTATGAATAGTGAAACTGGTGAAGAGTTCACCGAAATTATGACAATGAGTGAACGTGTGACGTATCTGACCGAGAACCCGCACATTAAACAACTCATCACTCGGATGAACATGGTATCTGGATCAGGTATTAAGAACGATGATGGTTGGAAAGAAAACCTTTCCCGCATCGCAGAAGCACATCCCAACTCTACTCTCGCAGACAAGCAGGGTGGCCGTGGTACACGGGCCGCCAAGACTTCGGCTGTGCTTGAAAAACATGGTGTTAAAAAGGGGAAGTATACAATGGATCTTTAACCCTAACATATCTCTATGGAGCGCACATGCCCGACAGTCTAAACATTGCATATGACGAAAATATTTATCCACTTTCTAAAAGGCAACAAAAGAGACTTAATAAATCAAAGCAACGAGGACAAAATAGCCTACGACTAAACGACATTGAGGCTATAACGGACACACAGCAAAAAGTGTTTGACTCGTATCTAAGCGGCCAGAATATAATGTGTCACGGCGTAGCAGGCACCGGCAAAACATTCATTTCATCTTATCTTGCAATCAGAGATATCATAGACAAGTATGATGAGAAAGAAACGCTACAAATTGTACGCAGTGTCGTTCCAACCAGAGACATGGGGTTTCTTCCAGGTTCCCAAAAAGAAAAAACAAAGGTGTATGAAGCACCATACTATGCCATCTTCAATGAGTTATTTAATCGTGGTGATGCATATGAGTATTTGAAAGCAAGAGGGCAAGTACAGTTTACAACTACTTCGTTTGTCAGAGGCATAACATTCAACGATAGTATCGTTATAGTGGATGAATGTCAGAACATGACGTATCACGAACTAGATTCAGTGATTACTAGATTGGGCGATAACTGCCGTGTTATATTCTGTGGTGATTTCAGACAGTCTGATTTTAGATGGGAAGATGAGCGTAAAGGTATTCTTGACTTTATGAAGATCATTCAGAATATGAAATCATTTGATTTTGTTGAATTTCACCAAGAAGATATTGTACGAAGTGAATTAGTTAAAGAATACATCATTAATAAGTTGGAATTGGGGTTTCATTAATTATAAATAAAAGTATCAATTTTATAGCTGAGAACTATAATTGAACAACGAAACCATATTAAGTAAAAATGGAGAGTAGCCATGTCAATTGAAATGGATGCAATCTATGTTATTAAAAATTCACAGAAAATAGTCGCTGTAACTGTGGACATTGGTGACCGATCAAGGAATTCGGTATTCAGCGTATCAAATTTAACAGTATATGGATCAATCTAATGGCTATTGTATCATCAGGTGCAGTGAGCCTTGCCGACTTTCGGACTGAGTTCGTAGGGGGTTCATCTGCCATATCACTCGGCGACTTGTATCGAGGCGGCAGTAATATTAAGGCAAAAGCTGTCAATA